AGATCCATTTTGAATACAAATATAAACTTTATAGTCACTATTGATTACATAATATTCCGAATCATATAGTCTTGCCCTTTTTGCTATAGGACTAAGATTTGTAATACTATAGTCATGTCTATACATATCATATTTTTTCCCTCTTACCCAATCTACTCTTTTTATAACTCTTCTTATGTTTGAAGATGTTATTTTTTTTCCAAAAAGAATTGTACTTTCATAATGTGGTACATAATCTAAATTATCTATGGGATTTGGAACAATATTTTCAGTTACTCCATCACCACCATCCCAATTTATATTTCTACCAAATCCTGTGTATATGTTTGGATTTGGTAGACCAACCCAAACATAATAAGAATCGGTAGTATCATTTACAGACTCTATAAAATTACTGGTGTTTAAAATTCTAAATTGATCTGTTACAAGTGCAGACATTTATATCGATGTTTTTATATATTTATATGAAGTTATAGCAAACTAATGGAAAGAGACCCATTGCTTCTCAATCCAAAGTTCCTTCTTTGAATAACTGGATAAGTTGATAATCCTACATTATAACTTTCACTACTTATACCCACACTCGATACATATCCATCAACTGTGATTGAAATTGGTGATGAAGATCTGGTAAATCCAGATAATCTACCCCAACTCATTCTACCCACAGGATAGTTAATAGTTCCTGTTGTAGCAATTCCAACTACGTAACTGTCGGATGCAATATTGCATGTCATAATACCTGTTGCAGAATCAAAGGAATGAATTTTATATACATTATTTAAATTTGATGTGCTAATCGCAACAATATCAGAATCTGAAGTATCAATAGATGTAACACCACTTCCTACAGTAGTATTTGAGATATAAACAGGATATCCAACTTGTAGATTTGAGAAATCTAGTGGGTTGTTATTTGAAATATTTCTTATTTCAAATTCTATTGCCAAAGAATTTCCAATTCCGATTCCATCCGTAGTTCTAATTCCTATCACCGAAGCATTAAATCCACTAATATTAGAAATATTAGATATAACTTCAAATTGCGTAGAAAAATTTGTGGTTCCTATACCTATGTTATTAGTAAAAACAGTAGCACTAAAATTAATTGGATTTTGATCTTCATAATTAAATAATTCTGCATTATCAACAAATATTTGTGTATCATTTAAATCCAAATTTCCTATTATATTTGATGTTGGGTAAATTTGGGATTCTATGGAATTTCTTGATTTTGAAACAATTTCACCATTAACAAATAAATCAACTTTTTGTTTTGTCCAATAAAGTGGTTTTTTGTTTTGTACATCAACACCTTGCTGATTATATAAATTAGTTTCTATTTTATCAGAACCAGTAATATCGTATACAGTTCTATTATTTTGAGTAATTGTATTAAAAATATTATTATTGCTGAATATCTGTATATCATCACCAACTTTAATAGTTTCTATAATATCACCATCTATAGTATCTTGTCCTCTAGTTCCCCTATAAAAGAATATTGCAATATCATCTTCAGGTTTGGGGGCAACAGAAAATGTAAATGAAGATCCTCCACTAAATTGATAAGAATTTCCAGGTTCTTGTAATATTCCATTAGTAAATATTACTAAGACTGAATCCAAATCTATCAATTGAGAATCAGATATCTCTCTATCAACCTCAAAACTTAACAGTTCTGAATTATAAAATAGTGGGAATCTATTTCTTATACCATCCTGATAATTTTTAATAGAATCAATGTAGTCTAATTCACCAAATTGCCAAGCAGCAAATGAATCACTAAAGGTGTCAAGAACGGTTAATTCAAACTCATTAATTGGAGACGCTAACCTTGAATCAGTTACTAGTCCTACAGGTTTAAATACATCACCTCTTCTAAAACCATATCCATTTCTTGTAATTTTAAAATTAGTTACTTCAAAATATGTTGATCCTATTCCTGTAGTAGAGCTTGCACCAACTTCTACATTTAACAATAATCCAACACCAGTTTCCGTAGTTGTTCCTATACCCAAACGAGAAACACCAATAATGGGTAAATTTTCATAGGAAGGTGAAGACACATTAATTATTGGATTTGAGTACCCATTTCCACCGTCAATAATTTCAAATGAAAGGGTTCCTCCAGCACCAACAGAAACAGTAAGACTTGCGGCAGTTCCCGTATGTCCTGTCTCTGTAACTGCCACAGAAACACTTCCCCTATAACCAGATCCAAGTATATCTAAATTACTTAGTCCAACAGAAACGATAGATCCTCCAGCACCTACTACTGCAGTTACAGAAGCACCTACAAGAGGAGCATACCCCAATCCAGAACTAGATCCTAAAGAAACAATAATACCTCCACGAGGTAATTGATTCATATTGATATCATATTGTGAAATATAATTATTTCCATCAGTTCTGATTCCGGTAAATACAATACTACTTATTCCTGATGTAATATCTTCTTCAATAAAGTAGTTGTTTCCCGAATTATTAGAAGTGGTTGGTGATTGGAAAATTCCATTGATAAAAGCAATACCATTTCCTCCACTAGTTCCCAATCCAACAGAATTAACTTCTTGTGTAGTTAATATAAAAGTTTGACCAATTCCAGTAAATTGATCTGATATATTATCATATAGTTGATTTGTAGTATAATCCTGTCTTAAGAAAACTCTACCGGTAAATGTTGCCCTCTCTCTTGAGAGAGAACTTATATCTGGTCCAATTAAATCAAGTTGATTTCCTCTTGGTGGTTGTGTAAAGTAAATTTTATTGCCTGAAATGTTGTAAGAACCTTTATAAACCCTAACAAGCGAAGAATCTGTATGTATTCCTGCACTAGACCCCACAAATCCCCTTCTAACTTCAACTAAGGGAACATTACCAGTAAATGTTATTGGGCCCGAATTTGTAGTACCAAATCCAACATTTTCAACCCTAACATATTCATCATCAATTCTTAATAAGTCTGAGGGGTTAATGGAACTAATACCACTTAAAGAAAAAATAGTTGATGCAGCACTAATCTGACCACCATTATCAGATAAATTGTGGGTTATATAAGAATATGAAATTGGATATTGAACTAAATTATTAATTGTTATTAAAGATTTTTCATTCTTTTTAAACATCTCCAATTCATGAGCATTGCCAAGACCCAATGAAGTGAAAGTTACTCCAATACCTTGTTCAGCATATTCTTTCTTAGTCGCTATTCTCAATGAATTTGAATCTTCCCTAATTGCATAAACAACCTCTGGAAGTATAGTTGTAACTACTCCAACATAATTTTCAGTTGCCCCTATGCCTAAAGCAGAAGCACCAATTCCAATAAAAGTAGATTTTGGACTGTAAATTATTTCTTCACCAGTATTGAAAAAATGATTTGGAATTGTGCATATGCCGGTAACTAAGTCAATTGAATCTGATGGATCAAAAGTTCTCATAAATATTGGATTTCCTTCATAATTTGCTTCAAAATCTAATTTATTGAGAAGTGCTGAATTAGATCCATAATATGATGAAGTTTTTACAGATTGTTTTAATGGAGAATAAACTAAGTCTGGAGGCGTATTTATATAATCTACAAAAGTATAAAAACATTCATTAAAAGAAATTATTTCAATATCTGAACTAATAGATGGATCAGGATAAAAATTGAGAACAATATTTGTTGAATCAACATGCGCTCCAAAAGTACCTATGCCACTAGTACTTCCAATAGACAAGAATGGATATTGTAAAGTAGAAACATCCAAACCATCATAGACTACCATAACTTGATGTAAGGCACTAGTTTCTCCCATCCCTATACGCACCACAGATTTTACTGATGTAAATAAGTTTTTATCTAAAATAAACACACTTGTTGATCCAGAAGAAACATTATTATAGTTTGATTCAAAAACAACCGTTCTTTCATTTCCATTTATTTGTCCGGGAAGTTTAAATCTATAAAAATCTTCGCCAAGTGCTGTTGTTCCAAATCCAATATTCTTAGATTTTAATATTATGTTTTCAAATTCTGTATTTGTGTAATTTAGAGTTAACATTCCCCCAGTTAATGAAGCACTAAATTCTCCAATAGATTCATAACTATCAGAATCTTCATTATCAAAGTAATATTCTGAAATATAAGTATTTGTTCCATCATGAGTCAAATAAAGCTCAACATAATTCATTTTAGAACCATCATTGTTCAATAAATGAATATTTGAATAAATTGAAGAATATTTTCCTGAATCTAATTTTATAATATCTGTAGTTATTCCGCTAGAGACTGTTTTGTTTTGTGATATTAAATCAATACAATTTAAACTTACTGTTGATCCACTTTCGGAATTACTTATAAAGGTGTCTTGCAATATTTTAATTTCAAAAGAAGTATCAAATGGATCTTCTGGTTCAAACCTTAAATAAAATTTACCGGACTCATCAACATAACCTCTAATATCTGCCAATGATAGATCATACTTCTCATTGTTTCCTAGAAAAATTTCTCCCTTGTTTAATGTAAAAATATCTTGAGAGTTATTAATTGAAACTATTTCAGTAAATTGAGTTTCTTGATCAAATATGCCTCTTACCTGAATTAAAAATCTATTATATCCATTGGAAAAATTTAATGGAAGTATATTAGATACATTTTCTCTCACATCATCTGTACTAGAAAATTGTGAACTAACATCATCGATTTTTAAAACTCTATTAGTTTTACATGTGATATAATCTACAAGTTTAATAGTATCAAATTTTACAAATTTAGATCTATTGTTTGAAATGTCTACATCAAAAACAAGATCAAAATTATTAATAGTATCAACTCTGTTATCACTAATAAACATATTAACAAGTGATAATGTAGATTCGGTAGTTCCTATACCAGACTGTGTACTTTGAGATAATTGTGTATCTGCAAAGTTCTTTGTACCGCTAGTATGCAACAAGTTATTAACTGGTGTTACTATTTCTTCCCAAGTTTTACTACTTTTTACTGTATATGAAAGATTTTGATAGTAGTCATTATCGGGTGTTACTTGAGAATCGTTATTAAGTTTGCCAGTTTCCTCTCTCCATCCAAAATTTTGAAGATTAAAATAGTCAATATTGTAAATTCCTTCAGTAGTGGAAACTACATCAGATGTTGCTTCACTAAAAGATTGCAATCCTCTAATTCTTTCATTTGGAGAAAGTTTATAATTTCCTGTTACTCTTACTGTATTTTCATCACACGCGGTAACAATCAAATCTCTCGACTGGAATCCTAATCCACTATCTGATTCTAAAGATTCTCCAACGGAGAATGGTAAAAACTTTTGAGTAACTTCAAACTCTGGATAATTTTTATAATTTGTGATAGATGCATATGATTCTTGAATAGTTTTTGCTACTCCAGGATTAGTTGTTAATCCAGAAACACTAAACTCAAGTTTATCCGGATTTAATCCAAAATAATTTGTTACTGTAAAAAATCTATATCCATAATTTTCGGAGTTGAATCCGTCTCCAGAAGAATCTGTTTTTTCAATTCCTTCAACAAATATTCTATCCCCAACTGCAAAAGGTGCGGATGTAAATCCTGCAATTGGTGTGGTCAAAATACAAGTAACTATTCCAGATGAAGAAGACTCTACCTTGTCTATCGATACTGAATTGGAATTATTAATTGCCCTAATTGTAACTGGTTTAATAGGTAATCCCTTAGGTTCTACTTCAATTTCCACTTCACCGATAGAAGACCCAGTTAAATTTGCCTTTAAGAATCCAGAATCAATGAGTTCTCCTGTATCAGAATTAACCAGTATTAAATCTGGAGCAGATGTATAATTTTGCCCACCATTTATAATTGTGATAGTATCAATAGTATTTGATGAAGAAATATAAACTGATTGTGGAATAGTTGCTGTTGGTCTTAAAGTTTTATCTGAAGCATATTCGAATCCTTCATTTATAATTCTACTTTGTGTTATCTTACCAATATTATCCGAAGATGGTACGATATACGCACCCTCACCAGATGCAGAATCGGATCCTACAAATCTAGGAAGTGACTTATATCCATGTCCTCCAGAAATTAGATTTACTTCTCCAATTCCCCCAATTATTGAAGTAGAGTTTGAAGAATACTCTAATACATCACATTCTTCTTTTTTGTAATTTAGATTTTCTGGACTATTTGTTAGAGAAACAGTAAAAGTAGTATCCCCAATACTAACTACAGTATAATTTCCATTATAAACACTATCAAAAAATGATAATTCAGAATAGTTAACAACATCAGTATCTGCAGTGCTGATATATCCAGACTTTTCTAAATTATAATAGAGTTTTTCTGGAACTGAATTAGTATAGTTTAAAGTTAATGATGCATTTGCAGATACTCCTACAGTTCCAATACCAGAAACTGATAAAGAATTGGTAGTTGCAACTGAGACAAATTCTTTTTTGAAATTGTTGTCATAGTAAATTTTTAATTCATAACCAGAAAGTGAAGAATCTGATAAATCAAATACTAAATTATTATTTTTTGCAATTTGAATTTGTGGGGTTACTAAACTAATTTCCTGAGCACCAATTCCAGTAGTTATCAAGTTTACAAAAGATGGGTAAGCACTAGAAGATTCTAAGTAAGTTTCAGACAATTTTATAGTATTATCATCTACTTTATAAACATAATAAGTACCAGTTTCTATGCCAGATGGAATAGATTCTGACTGATATAAAATTTTGTCGCCAGTTTTAAGTCCATGAGAATTTATTGTAATTTGATTAGTTTCTGTACTAATCCCTGAAGAACTGAATCCAATGGGATTTATAATAATATTATCAATTAACGAGTTACGCTTAACTCTTATAGCAGTTGAAGTTCCTATACCTACCGATAAATTTGGTTTTACATTTAAAGATACTCTATTACCAATTTCCAGTTGATGAGATGTTGATACAGAAACAACAGCGTTTATTTTATTGATATCTACTTTGATTTGCTCAAAATTAGATTCTATTGAATACTGATAATTATCATTTGCTGCAGACCAATTGGTATTTCTAAAGAATAGTCCACTTGTGTTAGTTGTAAATCCAATACTAGTTACCAATCCAATATAGTCTTTAGATTTATTAATCGTATATAAAGTTTCACTATCTCCACTTAAAATATTAAATGAAGCACTGGTAGAAGTATTTGAAACTGATATTGGGTCAGCACCACTTGGTTTTCTAAGGATTACTTTCTGTCCAGTTTTAAATGGGTGATTTGGTATAAAAATACTTTGAGTTGGTATAAAAGTACTATATGTCGTTATGCCAATATTATAATTTACATTGATTCCTGTACCAGGAGTAGTACCGATTCCTACAGACTTTGTAGGATTATAATAAACTTTATCATTTACCTTAGATTCAAAATAATCACCAGAATTATTGACAGTAAACGTATTTGAAAGGAAATATACTGGTGTGGTTTGAGTGTGTATACCTCCGCTTGTATCTCTACTTACTTTTACAACACCAAAATTATTATAAATGTTTAGAATTGAGAAAATTTCTCCATCAATTTTAAAACTACTTCCGATGGAAACAGTTTCAGGGATAGAAGAAAGATAGATATCTGTAACTATTCCTGTAGAAGCATATGCGGGAATTTCTTTATCTAGTATTGTCGAATAAGTTATAAGAC